GGGTCGTAATTAACTCCAAATCCAGGTGTTTTTATCTTAACGCTTGTTATATTCTTCCCTAGTTGCTCAGTCGTTTCTCCAAGCCAAGATAAAATATCATCAGTTATTGCCATTATTTTTCCTCCTTAACCAAATAAGCTGCCTATCCATCCACCAACTACTCCGCCAATTCCAGGCAAAATAGCATTACCAATACCTGCTCCAATGGCAGTTCCAGCCCCACCAGAAACAGAAGTTCCTCCACCTAAGCCAACAGTATATTCATTTCCTGAACCAGCTTTCCCTGCTCTTGCCAACTGTGCCTGTTTATTCCAGTAGTCATCAGACATTAACCAGTCTTGTTGTGCTTGAGCCATATCGTTTGTTATTTTTGCCTGAGCTTCTTGAAAGTTTTGAATAGCTGTGCGTTCCTCAGTAGTAAAAGTTCTACCAAGTTTGGCTTCTGCACTAGCCCAATCTCTCTGGTCAACAGCTTGTAGTTGGCTCCAGTCTTGAGAGGCTTGTCTTTCCCCAGTAGTAAATTCTCTACCCATAGCTGCTTCAGCAGATTGCCATGCTCTTTGATCTATTGCTTGAGTTGTTTGCCAATCTTGAGAACCAAGTCTTTCTGATGTTTGATACTGCCTAGCTTCTTTTATTCTCTGGTCTGCTTTTTCTTCAGCAGCTCTGCTAATAGCAGCTTGAGTGTATAAATCTTTTTCTTCAGTAGCATAGGTTTCTCCAATTTTACCTTCCTGCTTTGCCAAGATTCCACTATAAAACCTACCTCTAGCACCGTAAGTTTCGGCTGTTTGAGTTAATGATTCCTCTTTTTTCTTTTTTAATTTCCTTGCTGCAATATCCGCCTGGGCTTGATACGGGTCTGTAACTACTGGTAATTCTGCCATGATTTCCTCCTTAATTTATGGGGCTGTTGTTCCCTCGTCTGTTATTCTTCCTTTCAATATCAATCCGATAATCGTTGCATACTGATCCTTCGTGCTTCCTGAAAAAGAAAGCCTCATATATCTACCCCTTGTTTTTAACTCTTGTCCGGCATAAGGTGTAAATCCATAATCACCGTCGTTAAAATATCTTTTGAATACTTTAGCGTCTGCACTTTCGTGCCATTTATCAACTCCCCAAATCATTGTTCCCCAACCAGCCTCGCTAGACGACAAGTTAAGGTTAGCTGTTGAATATCCACCGCTATCTCCTTGAAAATCAATCGTATAACCAAGGGTCATATTCCAGTCGCCTGATTCTTCCGTCCAAACAAACATTTCTTCAAACGCTTTATTAAACTCTCTAATTCCAGCGTCAAAGTATTTTGTTCTGTAAAACCAACTAATTGCAGTTCCATTATCATTCGTTCCAGTTCTTAATTTATGAACAGTTCCTAGTAATGTTTCCCCAGCATAAAGATAAGGCACATTCCCAGACTGATAAGAAGCAAAGATGTTAAATCCATAAGTAAACACACTCCAAGGGTATTCTACACGACCATACATATCCGCATTTCTAATATTCGTATCACAATATAAAGTTGTATCATTATCTGTTGCCGGGTCAATAGGAACAGATAATTCATACTTGTTGTTTAATACTCCGGCAGCACATTTATAAATAGCGTCTTGGTTTATTGTGTCCCACGTCCCCTGAATATTAACAGATACTTTTCTAACACCAATATTATCAAAGCTATAAACCGAACCGGAATCAGAAGAAGTTCCACCCAAAGCATAAACTCCATCTCTTGCTGCAAACCAAAGTTCCCCTTGAACGTAAGCAATTGATCTAGGAGCAACCAAACCAACTGCTGAGTTCACTTGGCGTAATTCCCAAGTAGTAGGGTCAGTTCCAATAATCATAAAGATTGAGTTTCTACCAAAGATAATAGGGCGACCAAACAAAACCGCACCACCCATAATTTCATCACCGTTAGGAAGTTCTTCAAAGGCATCAATACCCCATGTTTCGTATTCCCCAGGATCGCACCAATAATATCTTGAAATATAATCTTTTCCTCTTAAAGCGAATATCCTTGGAGGGCTATGAATTGAAATTAAATAACTACAAGGGCTGGCTGGATATTGAGCTGTTTCTGCCATTGTTGAACCATCATAAACTTGTAAGTTTTCTTCTCCGTTGGCAATATACATTTTTCCACCAACATTAACCATACTGCCAAACTTACCGTCGGTTAAGCCTGTCCCGGCTTCACCCCAAGTGCTACCAGATAATTTATATAACTTAGTTCCGCAGATAGAAAGAAAGTTTCTCGTTCCATCATACTCAACATATTCTGCTAATCCAACAATCGGATTGTTGCTAATAACAGTTCCGTTTAATTCTTCGTATCCCCAACGAGTAGCGATAGGACCATAAGAGCTAAAAACCATGTTCTGAATATCAGAAGCCTGATTTTCTCTAACCAAAGTATTATGAGCGAAGTTATTTAAGCCTCCTGTAAAGTCGGCTAAATCTCCTCTAAATGTTATTCCTGATACTGAAAATGGCATTAGTTCCCCCAATACTCCACAAAAGTTCTTTCCTTCGACCTTGTAAGCCCATCTGTAAGAGCCTTCTGAGCTAAACTTAACAACTGACCAATAGAGCCAATATCTTTCGTTCTGTCTTTAGGATAAAGCCCTAGAACAGTTTTTAGTATTACACACTCGTCAACTTCGTTAGGAAGGTCGTATTTTAGTGCGTAAAGAGATGATGTGTCCGGGTTTGTCGCCCAGGTTGCAACCGTAGCAACTTTAGTAGAGCCAACATAGTCTGTTATCTTTGCTATCTGCCCGGCACCTGTTCCAGAATAAACGTCTATGTAAGCACCAATATAATAATCATCAATTTGTTTAACGGTATAATCGTTAGCAGTTGAACCGTTAGGAGTAAGGTCAAAAGTTAAAGATGTTGCTGCAAGAGCTGAAACAGTTCCATAATGAAGATTAGGAATACGTCGCAGATAATAAATTGTAACATTGCCAGAAACATTAACTAAACCAACTTGATTTCCCCACATATAATAAACTGGGTTAGGAGTAAAAAGGTCGTTATCAGCACGATACAGTTCTTTCTCGTCTACATTTATTGGGTCAACTTTTTGTTTCGTGCTTGTAACCTCAATTCTTTTTATCGAATCTAAATCTTTTGGTAAGTCATAAAGTTCTGTTCCTGAAACATAAGTAATACTTCCAGTTCTACCGTTTATCTTTTCGTTGATTGTATTGATAAGATTAACAAAATAAGTTTTAGACAAATTCATTTCTCTAAGAATTTCTGAATCACTCCATTTACCGGAAGTTATTCCTGTTTCGTCCATCTTTGTCCTAACCTGCTGAACCATCTCAAATGCGTTTAAGTTATTCATTTTTTACCTCATACTTCTTAATTCTTCGATTCCGTCTTGGATTCTGTGAAAATTTTCTTTAGTAAGTTCCTGAACAGCGTAAGAATTTCTCTTATCACGTTGTAACTTAAAGTTATCCTCATATTGTTCCATCTCCCCAACTAAGGCATTAAGACTGTCGTATCTTTGTGTGTCTGATTCTTTTAACTGGTCAATCACTCTGTAATCTAATTTTCTAAAACTTTCATCTTCGTTTTCTACGGTTAAAATATGATGAGCTTTGTTTTCTATTCTCATAAAGTTTTCTCCGTCAATAGTTCCAACTCTTTTAACAACACGACCGTTTCTGATAATCTGAAAGCGTTCTTTAACACTATCCCAATTAACGTCAAGATCCTTGTCTAAATTCTTTAACTGCTTAACAAATCCTTTGTCAACTATCATTTAATCCCCCTTCTGAAAAAACCATTTTTACCTCCAGTTATTCTGCTCCGTGATACCTTCTATTTTCTGATGGTTGTTTGATCGAGAGTCTTTAAGTTGTGCTTAACTAATACATGAACAATCCAAAGTATGGCGGATATAGATGATATTGTTATAGCTATTGTGGGTCCGAAATTCCTTACTAATTCAAACATAGTCATGAGTCCTCCTTACTTTTCCTTCACCACAATAGGCTCTGCATTTTCTCCTAGTTGTCACTTCTTGAAATTTCATACCACGTTGATTCTCCAGAGTCCCAAGTAACCATCAACGTGTCTCCCTTTCCAAGAGTCATATCAACACCGCTAGAAAGTTCTACATTGTCCCCATCGTTAATCGTAACCGTATTGGTGTCGTGAGTTCCCTGGATGATACAAGTTTGACCGTCATTCTTTCCGTCATTTATGGCTGGGTCTGTGTCAAGAATAACTGCTCCACCATTCCCAACAACTCTCTCAATCTTGTCACCACAAGTTATTGCTCCATCATTTGCCATTGACTGATCTGCCCCATCACAAAAATAAATGTGATCGCCCATTGCAACCCAACCATCAGCATTTTCATCTGCTACAACAATAGCAGAACCAAACGATTGAGTGATATATAAATCGGCAACCCCGCTTATTAACTTCGTGGCTGGTGATAATGCTATCGGATAAACATCAGCGTCACCATCGTAATCATAAGGAATATATGTCCTTCCGTTATCAATGGTATTGTCGGCAAGAGTAATTGTCCTTGCCCCGGCATCATCTCTTGACCCGATGTAAAAATAAGAACCATCGGTAGTAATACTTCCAGAAGTTGTGTCCATCTCAAAGGCCATGCCCTCACCAAAAGAAATTGGAGCGTCGTTGCTTCCCGACATAATATTAACGTGTGTGGCTTGGAATGCCCCTATATTGATAATGCCACCAATAGAACCTCCCCCGGGAGTTCCAGTATCAAACTCAAGATTTCCCACAGGCCCACCAGAGGTAACATCCCCGCTTGTAATATATACGCTTCTTGTGTCGGTCGAAGATGTCGGCTCTATAACAATGTCCCCATCAGCAGTCAAGGTATAATCAGCAACTCCTGAATCGTGAAATGCTGTAACCTGTGGAACAAAGACACTAGTGGCTAAAGTATTCTCAAAACCATAAATCAATGACCCTGCATCTGGGTTTCCAGTTTCCCCGCCAGTGGCTTTGAACGAAGCGGCAGTTTCCCCTTCGGCTAAATCCTCGGCATAAACATACCCAGCAAAAGCGGCAGAATTATCAGCCGCAGTATAAAGTATACTTTGCACATTTTCGTAATCATTAGTTGTAATCTCGGCCGCACCAGCACCAGCAGTAAAAGATCCAATCGCAACCGTGCGAGCAGTTTCATCTTCAACATCAAATAGTGTATCTGGGGTAGGGTCTCCTATTCCAACATTTCCTGCGTCTGCCTCAACAATTAAGCCATATTCCCACGTTCCCGAAACTGTGATTGCTGCCTGACCTTCAAACGTAAGGCTGGAATTTTCTATATTAAGTCCGAAAGTATCATCTTCAAACCCAGTTATTGTAGGATCTAAAACAATGTTCATTCCAACTAATTCCCCTGACGCTCCTAAAGCGGTAGGTCTTACTGTTAAATCAATACCAGTAATGGTAGGTGCGGCTCCAGAACTTTGAGAAAGTAATGTCATAAGAGTAAACTCATCTGAGGGAGCGTCTACTTGAACATTAACTCCGTTAAACCCAATATCAACGTATGGATTTCCGCCTCCTAAAATTTGAAATGATCCATTTGGGTCGGTTACGTCATATGCTAAATCATATGCACCAAGAGTAGTGGTTCTAGTTTCCGTCAATGTTCCACCTAATCTTACAACTGAGCTTTCCTCGATTACGCCATCTTGAAAAGTTATTGCACCTTGATAGTCCGTTCCTTCGGCTGCTATTACCACGTCACCATTTGGAGCAAACGCCCCTAATATTCCACCAACCGCCCAGCCTGAACTTCTTAACCCACCATTGGCAGCGATAACTCCTACGTCTGATTTTATAGCATAATTTGTTCCTGTGCCTGTTGCACCTGAAACATCAAGATTTATTCCAATGTGATCCTGGTTAGTATGAGTTCCAGCCAATTCTATTTTTGCACCAACCAAATCTTGTGCGGCATCAGTTGCTTCTGGTGTTGCATAAATATATAGCCCTTGAAAGCCCCACGTTCCGTCAGTTGTTCCATAAATTCCTAGCCCTATTCCATCTTTAACTTCGGCAACAATGACGTGTTCGTCTGAATCGGCTTGTCCAGTATCTCCCCTTGTCGCAACAATGTTAGCATTGGAAAAGTCTATTGGGTTAGCGTCTGTTCCAAAAAATGATTCGTTATCAACAAACATTCTATCCTCAACTTCTAAATTACCTCGAAGAAAAGCAGAACCTTCTGATGAAATTGTCTCAAACCTTGCTCCGCCAGAATATTCGCTTTCACCAACTACAAATAATCCGGGTCTTGACCCATCTTGACCACCACCAATTTCAAAGCAAATATCACCGCCAGGAAAAGCGGCTAGTTCAGAGCTGTTTGTCCTAAACATAAGATCAAAGGCTTCCTCTGTTCCTTCACTAACAGCCTCCATAATAAAATCATCATTGAATCCTAAAAGATGTCCGTTAAAATCTCCAGTAAAGGTTATACCGAAACTGCCCGGATTATCCTCGCTTACTGTTTCAGATATGGCGATATTATCAATGTATTCAGTATGAGTGTTGCCAAACCCTACCGAGAATCCAATGTATATTTGATTTGCTGCCGGAGCTTCAAAAGTCGTAACTGAAAATTGTGTGTATGCTCCAGTTGTTTCTGCATTGAAAATATTATCATTCCCTTCACCGCCCGGAGTATAAGCATCCCATTCTTCGTTTGTGAAGTTATAAATTTCTGTTGCAGTTGCAGGGGGAGCATCCCAAAATATGGCACAAATATTTCCCGGAGCTGATTCTGCACTTCCGTAAAATGTAACTGTATATTCTGCACCTTCTACTACATCTTCTACTAATTGTGCAAGAATAATTGCTTCGTCAGTTGTGCCGAACATCTTTCCTGAATAAGTTCCAGCATAAACATTGACTGATTCTTGCTCAAGAGTAGCAGGTGTAGCCATTGGAGAGCCTACGGTAAAAATATCCCAATCGGTAGGATTGAAAGCATCATCCCAAAGTTCTAGTGTTCCATTTTCTGTAAGGTTAGGAGTAGCAACAGACCATCCATTATCATTAGAAGCAATCGCTAACGCACCTATTGAACTACTTGGTGAATCATCTTCGTTGCGATTTATCAAAAGACTTTGAACAAAGGCTGTTTCACCAGGTGTAAGCCCAGATGACCTATAATTAACTTGAAACAAAGAAGGAACCTCTTCGTCTGGAACCACCTCAGTAACAACCTCGCTTGAACCAATGATAACTGAATCCGTTAGTGTAGCAGGGTAGATCGCTCCGTTTACAGCGTCCCTTTCCCACAAACTAACAACTGAAGTATCAACTGCCCAATTTCCATCACCAATACCACCAACTAATCGATAAACTAAGTTTGTATCAATTTGATAGCAAACCATTCCTTCAACACGACGTGCAGCAGTTATGGACAATCTATCTGCTTCATCATCTGCAACCTTGTAAGAACCTTGAATTTCTTCAGAGAAACCAGAAGCAAAGGTATTGGCATTATCTCCGACGGTAATCCCGGCAGATACAATCGTTCCTGTTTTTGTAGAAATTCCAAAAGCTGGCGTTAAGCTTAACAGAATCACCACGACTGCTATTAAATATTTTAATTTATTCATTTTCATTTCTCCTTATAATACCTGTATAGAATATGTGCCAGTTAAAAGATTGTTCGTTCTGTAAACATTATAATTTACTGCATAACCAGAAGCGTTCTCGTGTGATTGAACAGACAACGTCCAGTCTGTATTAGCTAATCCATTAACTTTGAAAGTTGCTGTTCCGAAAGAAGCTGGATAAGCAACATAAATATATTGTGCAGCAGGAGTAATGGAAAATGTGCTTGCTCTTGAAGTTGCAAAAGCTCCAGTCGCTAACGCTAAAATTCCTGCGTCATTAACCGTTGCTTCACTTGATGCCCCGTGCCAGGCTTTATCTCTAAAATATAAAGTAGTTGTATCAGTATCATTTTGAACCGTGTCAGCAACAGTAAGAGTCCATGTATTATTAGTTGTATAGCTTGCGTTATCATCAACTGTTCTAAGAGTTGCTGGAGTTAAAACCCCGACACCACTATCAATAGCCTCGTAAGTTATAGTCTTGTTGACTGTCCAGTCAAGCGTGTTAGCTGAAACAGTTGCTCCTTTCTCCGCCACACTAACTGAATTAGTAAAGGTTGTTACTTCAGGGGAAGTATAAAGCAGATAATCTACTGCGTCTTTCAATGAATCAAACGAACCAAAATCAACATTAGTGTAATAGATAGCGTCGTTAGTTAAAACACCTGTCATTTCATCACCAGTTTTTAGAACGTATCTAATATCACCTGCTGATCCTTCACCAACATCAGGCTTATCGAATACAATTCTAGCGTTACTAACTCCAACCAGCAGCGACAACGCCAATATCGCTAGAAATAATTTCTTCATCTTTTTTCCCTCCTTAATATAATCCCCAAAATCTAAAATTGACATCTCCAGTTTTTGCCCTAACCTTAATTCTGTTAGTAGTAAAACTATCAGGCGAAAAATGCTCGTTATTCTTAATAACACAAACAGTTGCCTCCGTAGTCATCTGATACTCATTCGTGGTTTCTCCAGTAAAATCAACATATACCTCAAGAGTAGAATCATTAACAAACAATAACTCCTGGGCGATTTTACCTCTATCATCCTTATCAACAACTTTAATCGCTATTGACGCTTCAGCAGTTGCCGTTCCTTCGTAATAGAAAACCTTGGAACTAATAGCAATAGAAACACTCGACATTATACCGACGACAAGAAACATTAACAATAACTTTCTCATTTCAACCCTCCATATTTAATATTTGTTTAGCGTTTTTTACGCTTAATTTTCTTAGTTACTTTCTTAACTTGTTTCACCTTTTTTACGACCTCTATCTTCTTAGCAACAGGAGCAGGAGAATCAACTGGTTTTTCTGATTCATCTAACGCTTTCAATCTTGCTATCTCAACTTTCCATTCCTGATCTGTAAATCCTTGTGGCATTTTTAGCCCTCCTTTTTATTTTGGGGCAGATAGCACATATTAGGATATGCTATCCACCCCGGAATCACTAAGTAGCCTGGATGGCTTCTCCGCCATTCACAGCATTTGCAGCACCACTCGCATTGTATATGCCAGTAGCATTAGCAAAATCATCCGCACCGATAATCGTGCAATCCTTTAACAGAATATATCCGACTGTTAAGGAAGCAGCAGCTGTCAATCCATTCGCCATTGACGCAGCAGCTAACTTTGTGTTGAAGAATAAGCAGTCTTTGAACAACAACATTCTTTCAACGTCAGCAGCACCAGCCGAGTGAATAAAACTATTAGCAACCTCGCCAGCATTTCTCCAGAAGAAACAATCCTTAAAGGTTACATCTCTGCAAGACTTACCAGAAATTGTTCCTGTGGTTAGCAACACACAAGGTCTTGCCCCTGTTGCTGTGATTGCATTAGCGTTTGACCCGATTGTGCAACCTTCATACTTGGAACTATCACCATTACAAAGAAGTTCAGCAGCGTCGTCCTCGTCTAAATCAGTTGATTTGTAGAACTCACAATTCGTAAACTGTGTATATTCTCCACCATCTGCAACTGTATAAAGACTTGCGGCAACTGTGCTTGAACTATCAAACTTGATATTGGTAAAAGAAACAGCTTGTCCTGTAACCTGAACAAGTGCAATATCGGCAGCAGTAGTAGAATCACCCATTGTAATTCTTGCTCTTTGACCATAATATTTACCACCAACATCAGCACCAAGAAAATGAACCTTCCTCTTTGTAACACTTAGCATAGAGGTTAGAGCATGACCTTCAGGAGCAAGAATAATAACATCATTCCTGTTCGTTACGGTCTGTGCATAAGCGGCAGCAAGTGTTAGAAATAAATCTCCGGCTGGAACTTCATTACTCCAACGATCATACAATGGAGATGTGGAAGGGCATACATACAAAATTCTACCCATTCCCGGTCCAACTCCGCCACCTGCAATCTTTGAAAGTGAAATCGCTGCGTCTGGAGCTACGTTTCTATTTTTTATCATCTTAGTTTCCCCCTTATAGTTTCCCCTCTACTTTAGTAGAGATACTTGACGGTTTTTAACTATAAGAACCGCCAAACTTATTGATACTATTAAGCTGGTTGTCCGGCTTCAATATCAGTTAATCGTCCGTTTTGGTTTCGGGCAGTAACCGCAAACTGTGAATACCAGTAAAGGATTGCCTCATAAGCGTCCTCACCAGATACACGAGAAAGGATTGCTCCGTCTTTGTCCATCCAGTCCCAATTACTTTCTTCAAACAACGTCAAGGATTTCATTGTAAGGAAATACATATCATCCCTTGTGCAATCTGAATCAGTAACAACTGGAATACCGTTGAAATCAACAGAAGTATAACCACCTTTTAACTTTGTAGTCAAAAAGCGTTTATCTGCTCTAAGCAAGCTAACTAATTGTCTGCGAATAGCTCTGGTTGTGATAATCAAATCACAATTACCGCCATTATCAGCAATATCGTCAACTACTTCGTCCATAAGATCTTCGGTCAATGCTCTGCGAGTAGGAGCAACTTTACCAGAAACCCTTGGAGTTCCGGATTCCTTAACAACAGCTTTCCATTCTGGATAAGAATTGATGTCTACTAATCCTAGAGTGTAGTTGCCAGCAGGAGTTCCATCTTGGTTCCACCAATCAGCGTCCTCAGGACAGTTTCCATCATCCACAAGCAAACGCAAACCATTAAGTTCCTTAGAACTCGTGTCGTCATTTGATCCAGAAGCAGCATACATGGAACCATAAGCTCCTAGTAAATCTCCTGTAACCGCACTTGTGAAAACACTTCCATCAAAAGGAACAGATGTGTTAGTAGCAGTTCCGTTGACAGCACAAGCGGTTGCACCATCAGCAGGTCTGAGCGTAGAATAATCGTCAACAGTCAACATTTGAATTGGTCTGTTATCAGGCAAGTATTTACTTGCGTCGTGATATAAACCCATAACGGTTAAAGGAGTAGTAACAGTATCACTGTTATTAACAGCTAACGCACCAGTAGAATCACTAAACAACTGTCTGTTTACGTCTTTTTTAACGTCTAAAACTAAACCTTTGATGTTAGCGTCAACTGCTTTAGCGAAAGCACCTTTGTCGTTCTTAGAGGCTTGGATTGTAGGACCAGTAACTTTCAGGCGACCATAGTTATATTTCATCTTCCATTTGGAAGCAACATAACCTTGCTGCCCTGCGGTTGGAAGTGTGCCACCATCAGCCCTGGCACCAGTTCCGTTGTTCCTACTCATGTGCAAAGGAATTACTCCGTATTTACCAGAGATGTCCTTAGAATTGCGAGATACCTTTTCAAGAAGTATCTTTTCTTGACTTAACTGTTCTCGAATCGGTCCTACATAGACTTCTTTAAGAACAGCGTCAAAGTTTGACATATTTTGAGCCATTATAATTTCCTCCTAGTTTTGATTAGCAAGGAACTCAGTTGCAGCGTCAAGAGTGTTCTCACCTAGAACGACCTTTCCTGCCTTGGGTGCGGTAACTGTTCCACCGGCTCCCTCAGCTCCACGTTTTGCTCTCTTTTCAGCCTCGTCCAGATAATTCTTTTGCCAAGTAGCTCTCACTTCAAGTTCTTTCTTGTGAGAGGCTTCGGCAAGAGCCATAATATCTGCGTCTGGTCTGAACCTTAGAGTAGCAAAAATACTATCGTCATTCATCAGCTCGAATTTATCCTTAGCTTCAGCTAGTCGCTTACTGAGATCTTTCTGGATTGTAGTAACCTCACGTTCAAACTTCTCCTTCGTTTGGATTGCTGTTAGTTCATCAACCTTTCTAGCAACTTTTGTGAACTCATCTTCCTCCTCAATTTCTTGATTAGGATTAGTAGGGTCAACAGCAGGAACAGGAGCCGGTTTGGTTTGGTTATCCGCAAGCCATTTCTCAACAGAAGCATTTGCTAACTCATTCGCCTTGGATTCCACGTCTTGATTATACTGTCCAACTTTCTGAGCATAGTGTCTACCTTGCTGTGCGTAATCCAACACTTTACTCAACGGAAGGCTCTCCTCTTTCCCATCAACTTTCAGCGTGTGCATGGCTTCTGCTGGAGTTGCTGGTTCCGGGGTCGGTTCTTCCAATTTAGGTGTAACTTCAGGATCTACAACAGGTTCAGGATTGGTTGCTACTGGAGCAACTTCTGTTCCAAGTGGATCTTGATTCGTTACTTCTGCTTCTACTTCTAATACCATTTTTTCCTCCTAGACAACTTATTCAATTAAGAACATTAGTTGTATGAAACTACTGAACTGGCGGAACTCCTGTTCCTTGTGCTGGCGTTCCTCGATTCTGTCCTTCCTGTGGAGTGCCTCTCATCTGTCCAGGTTGACCCGGTGCCGGTTGTCCTGGCTGTGGTTGCCCACCTCCTTGAACTGATTGCTTGATTTCCTCGATAACAGCTTGAACTTGACCAACAACTTGTGCCAACTTATCTGCTTCTGCTTTGTGTCCCATCATTCCCATTCTCGAAGCAACTGCATTGAGCAAATTGATTGCTGTAACTGCTGGAGCTTGCTGCTTGCCACCAGGTTGACCAGGCTGACCGCCAGCGTTAGCTCCTGGAGCTTGCGGAGCTTGAGCTGGAGCAGGTTGTTGATTTTGTGCCGGAGCTTGCTGTAATCGCCCTATTGCCTCTTGTTGCGGATTCATCATTTATACTTCCCTCCTTTTTTTAATTGCTACTCGTAACTTTAATTCCCAAAACTTTTGGGTAATCAGTTAGTAAGGCTTCCATTGGAACTATCGGATTCTTTTGAACGTCGTTCATAAAGAACATCACCGGGTCATGCTCCAAGGCATTACAAGCCGGGCAACCTTTAATCATGGTGCTTTTCTCGTAAACACGCCCACACTTCAAACATCTTAACTTAGTTGTGTTCATTGTTCTGGTTGACCTCCGGGAGCTTCCGGGGCTTGCCCAGGAGCCGGTTCAGCCGGTTGAATGAAATCTATATGTTCCTGTCTGTGTTTAATCATTTCATTCTTCATATCTTCGCTGAGTTGACCAAACTCCTCTGTTTTCATAAATGCGTCATGCGTATCAACGTGAACTTCATGTCCTTGATACGGTCTAACAATAGCAGTAATATTTCTCTTAAAACCATCATTCTCAATCTGTGCTTCCATCCTGTCTGCTCCTTCTTCCTCATAAAGCTCGTCAACATTACCAACTTCAAGCAATCTCATTAGCTTTTTGTTCGTCTTAGGGTCGTCTTTAGCACCTAACGCTCCAATCTTATACAAATCAAGGTAAAATGCTTGCTGCCCGGACTTGGTTCTTGCCATAGCTGATCCAGCTTCAACAATAATCCTTCCACCTTTAGGAATCGTGCCTTCCTCTGTAACCTCTCCATTTTCACCAACAACATTAGGTTTGAAGGTTAAAGTTCTAGGTTTGCCGGAATATTTACCTGTAATAAAGAATACTCGTTCTTCTGTGTAATTCTGAGCTGCAATAGACAACATCATGTTGCCAACCTTCTCCAAAGCTCGTTCATAGTTAGCTGTTATATCTCCAACAATCGTATCATCTGATTCTTGCAGATAGTTGATAGCAACACCTGATGTTACACCAGCCGGGACATTACCCTTTGAAATCTCATGCTGTGAGGTTATATTCTGATAATCTCGTTGGTAGATATTGTCTAATCCACTTATAACATAAGTTGGTATCGTTGGCGGAACTAACCAGCCAGGTTTATGACCGGCAGTAGTAGTTGGATCCCATTCCACGTTCTCACCCGGCTCAGAAGTGATATTATCCACTCCGCAACCTTTAGGTTTCAAGAACTTAGGCTTGGAAGTCAAGCGTTCACTCTCTCGAATATGTGAAATGAGTTCGTTCTTAGCCTTCTGAATAGGTATCTCATCCTCAATGTTTGACCTACCAAGAATCCTACCAGCCATCTTGAAGTCATAAAGCGGAACGAATGGTAGGAACGGTTCCTCGCTGTCATTCCAAGAGTAAGGTAGGTTGTTTTTCTCCAACAATTTCTTGTTAGCAACTACAATCTTTTTACCTTTAGGGAATTGTTTACATGGTTTAACCCATAATTCCTTAACAATAGCTGAGTTATCAGACGTTTCTACCTGAGATATTCCTCCATCATCTGTTCCGGCTCCAACCATGCCTTGAATCTTACGCCAAAAGCTGTTAGATACGCTCTCATCCTTCTCAGCCTGAACTTCTCCACCATTCTCAGGGTATCTTTCAACGATATAATCAAGAGTTCTTGCTCTGGAGTGTAGAATCTTTCTTAAATCTTTCCATTTACGAGCGTCAAAAGGATCAAGTATAATCTCAAATGGCGAACAAGCCTCAAGCTGTATTTCTCCATCACTCCAAGTTTGTCCATCTTCCGAAGCTCTTTTCTTGCCAAGCGTAGGATTATAAAACACTTTCATAAATCCTGTGCCGCAAGAACAACCATACTTCAACCATTCGTCTAGCTCACCTTCAACGTCAATTACCGGACTTGACCACCAAGCCTCGATTAACTCGTTGCTTTCCTTCATCTTCTTTTCTGATTCAATATCAGTCTTACCTGCTGAGATGTAAAGCGTAGGGCGTTTCTTCTTTAACTTGGCAACCTTCTTGCGGAACGTAGGCATAATATCATTGGCAACGTGTCTAACTCTCCAGTTTGGAACTTTTGGTTCATACAATCTCTTGAGCCGGTTATCCCATTTAACCCATTGCTGACCGCTTAGAAAGGCTATGTTCATATACCATTGACGTTCGAAAACATACTTCTTGCTGTTTAACTCGTAAACATCACCAACCATCTGAACATAATCTTCATCCTGCATTTCTTCTTCAGTCTTGCCTTCATACAGCTTTTTGTTGTTATTTACCATTAGCTAACCTCTTTTTGTGGGGTTATTCCCTGTCTTTTACAGTAGATTTCATACTCTGAACGATCACTCATTGACTGCGGTTCCTCTGTTTCACTCTTATCCTTTATTGCTTTATATTCGCCTAATCCTCTTGACATAACTCTGTCCATCAAGTCTTTAATAATAACCATCTGAAAGATTATAACTACGATACAAGTGCCGAAAGATATTGCTAGGTAAATCATTAGTCGTTATCCACCTTTTGAGTATGTCTTTTCTCCATGTCCCGGATATGTTCTCTACGTCTTTGCTCCATGTTATCAACATGAACTGCTTCGGTTGGTTTCTTGTAGTTGGTTGGCATACTGACCAGGTAATATCTTAAATCCATAAGTGCGTGATCCTCTCCGCCTTCTTTAACAATGAACGAATTGTTCTTATCAAAGATTGCTGCTGGTATCTGCGACAACAACTTGGTGTTATTGCTGCCAATTTGGTGATAAGGTTTACCATCCGGGGCAATCCTAAACCAGTTTCGCATAGCTTGATAGCCATTCTTACGGTCATTATTAGCTGGAATGAAGTCAACTCCGTTATCGTGGAACTCTCTGATAACGCTGGTTCCTTCGCCTTCTGCTTCCTTGCGAATAGGTGTTCTATTCCTGCATGAAGGGTCAATATATCTAGCTTTAACCTTAATCTCCATATTCTTCTCAAGGGCTTTAATGTCTTTTGACCATTGATCCGGGTATTTCTTGTTGCCATACAGCTCTGCGATAGTAAAACTACGCATGAAAGTAACCTCTGGCATAACAACCTTTCTTACTGCGTGAAGGTGATACGAGAAGGAATCAGGGTCAAAGCCCCAGTCTGCACTTCCGTAAAACTCGTCTAGCTCGTTAAACTCATAAGCAGGTATAATATGCGTGGATTTGTTCCACTCTGTGAAGAATTGACCTTTGAATACGTCCCAATCTCCATTCCTAAACGCTTTTCTAAGGTTCTCCGGCAAGCTGTCCAAGGTTTTAATATAGCTTTTAGCCAAGTAAGGATTATCACTTGCAAGTGCCTGGATAAAGCCAAACAGCTCTGCTTCCTGTTCGTTCTCATCAAATTGGCGATCAATGAACATACCTCTGACCCAAGCATGACCAATATCTCCAGGGTTTGTTCCAGCTATGAACTTACAATCTTCAATGCCTGTCCAGCGTAGTCGTGTTCGTAGAAAGAAGAATGTTTCTTGTTCGTTCTTTGTTAGCTCATCAACAGCGATAATAGCAAACTCTGCTGATTGATACTTACTGACATCATCAAGGTTTCTAAAACAGATAACGCCTGAGCCATACTCCGGAGCAAGGGTAAATTCGTTATCACTTTTGTTTAACTTACCAAGCCAATCAGGGAACTCATATTGAACTTTGCTGAGGTGTCTGTCCTTCAAAGCCGGATAATCTTCACAAAACAAGCCCACACGAACCCCTCTAAAGCCTTTTTTCGCCCACTTGAGCAATCGTAGCAGTAACATCCAACGTAGCCAATAGCTTTTACCGCCGCCCATAGCTCCACCGTAAAGAAGGAACTTAAACTTGTCTAGCATATTCTTTGCCTGGCGTTGTTTGTCTGTGAAGTTAGCCAATTCACTAAACTTAATTGGTTCTTTTATCTGATCTTGTTCTATTACTTCACTCATCTATGAGGATTACCTGTTTGGATAGAACGTCTGCAATTATTGTTTGAGGAGCTTTGCCGGCAAGTTGTTCGATAATAAATTTAGCAGCGTCAAACTTCGTAGAGGATTGCATTGTATCTTCCATAACATCAAGAGCCTTGTCTAAGGCTTTGGTTTTATCAGCCCATTCTTCAAGTTTCTTTCTAAACTTTGAAGGCGGTCTGCCATTAGTATTACCGTTCCACTTATTACCTTTTACAAATACCATAGTTGTTTATAGTTTTACTATCCTGTTTGATAGGTAATTACATAGCTGTAACCTTCTATAATACACAACTACAACGAGAAGTGGTTAAGTATGAGGGAATATTTAGTTTATAGTTCTTTTGTCGTCGGTTTCTTCTCTCATTAAAAAAGTTGTTAAACTTAATTTAACTCGGTGTTCCAGGTATGATAAGTTTAAGGGCTTTTTCTTCGTAGTTTTTAATTTCTTTAAGATTAAGAATCCTTCCTGGACAAGATCTTCTGCTTCGTAGTTGCTGTATTTGAATTTGAGAAGTAGGTGATTAGATATTTTAACAAGGCTCGGTTCAATCTTGGACCATATGTTTATGATTCTATCTTTACGCATAACAAACTCCTTGTTTTGGGGGAGGATAGGTAATAATATTTCCTAGCTTTCCTCTAGCCATGTAATCATTTAGAGCATCTTCGTTCCTTCTTACTTTGTTTATTTTTCTCCAGTAGGAAGATAGCCTAACATCTATCTGCCATTGAGGATTGTGAAACCCACATAAACCAGAAGGGATTATTCCTTCATGATAACAAGAGGAACGAGGCAAAACCTGTTCTTTATCATATTCATAGCAATCTAACTTCTCAAACTCCAAATTATCTGGATCGCTAAAAATATCATCAACAGGGATTGATTTCATCTATGCAACCTCCTTAGCTTTATAAAGATATTCTACACAGGCTCTTAATTGGTTGATATAATCCTTCATCTCTCCAAACTGTTTGCTTCTTGAACCATTTAATCCTCCTTTATCTCCGGAATATCAATCGTGAGATTATACTCCTTAATCGGAGCCATCATAGTTAGTTTCATAACCTGGGGCAACTCTCTGGTGTAAGCCTCGAAAGTTATCTTGCTGTTATTATCTCTATCTATGCTGAAACAGGCTCCGTTCCCCTTCTTAACTACCTTAAACTTTACTAGCATTACTTCACCTTCAAAATACTATTTACTCCACTCTTTTGCTTGGCAATCTGTTCTCTCTGAGCTTCAACGCCTTTTTTAGTTTCTTCGTTCTTAGCCCGGAGCTGCTTGGATTTCAAATCTTCTATCTCTGCGTCTTTATGAACAACCAAGGCAACCAACTCTTGCTTCTCTGCTTCCTTGTCGTTCAGTTGTATCTGAATCGTTACGGTTTTAGGAACTATTACTTCTTCTGCTTTCATTTTGTTTCCTCCTTTATTACTAATTCAACATCACCCTGCGTAAGTAGAATAACTGTATTATCAACTGCTTTGACTTTTAACCCGGTGTATCTATGAAAAAGAACGGTGTCGCCTTCCTTCACAATCATTTCTTCTCTCTTGCCTTCTGCTCCCATCTTGCCCTTCCCGGCTTTAATAACAATCCCGGTAAAGAACTTCTTGGCGTTCTCGGTTGTAGGAGCAATAATTATTCCGGATGAAGTTTTCTTTTCTTCTTCAACAGGTCTAACAGCTATGCGATCCCCTAGGAGAGTAAGATTATCTAATTTACTTCTTAGCATTTTTAGATTTTAACTCCTTTATCTTAGTTTCATAAGAAGCAACTGCTTTTTTCCAATTCTGCTGCTGTGCTTTGTAAAGTCTTTGAACCTCGACTACTCTTTGATTAGCCCATCTAACCTTGTTTCCCTCAAATTTACCATATCCAAATAAAACAGTAACCAATACCAAAGCAACGATTCCGTATATCTTCCAAAAATTATCTAACTTTGCGTGTGCATAATCATCTCTAAACATTTTTATATCCTCCTTTCTAATTTTGATAATCGAGCATTGATCCTGGCTTCCTTTTCGTAATGTGATTTATTATCTTCCTCTAGCTTATTCATTCTGCCATGATCCAAGTCAATCGTTAGCATAAAAACAAACTGGACAAACAAGAAAATAACCCAACAAATCAAAGAAACAATTATCCACCTCCTTATTGATTGAGAATCTATCCATCTTATCACCATGTTTCCTAACTCTCCAACGCCGTTCCAAACGCTCTGCAAGAATCCCGATTCTTTTTTATCTTCAATAATTTCAACCTCGCTTCCATTTGCAGTTGTCGTGTGCTTTTTCATATGCTCATCAACATCATCCAACATTCCCATAAATCCCTCCTTTACTTAATAACTACCTGCTTCAAAATAAATTCCCTCTTTTTTTGAACCTTCAATTATTTCGCTTCTTTCTCTTTTTATCTGTTTATCATCTAACCACAATATTTTATTAGCCGAATCAGTAAAACCCTTAAACAAGTTGTCTATATCTGCCCGGCATTTTCCTTTAAAGAAGAACTTTAATTTTAGCCAGGTTCTTTCCTCTATTTTTACCAAATTTAATTTATGGAGTTCGTAACCAATAAGAGTTTTGTAATTAAAATAACCCCGGCTACGCTTATTCCAAAGAGATCGCCCTGTTGTCCTAACTGCTGGTCTAGGCTTAATCTCAATAAACCCTGAAATTTTAATCATTTTCTTATCCCCTTTATCTCAAATCTTTTCAATATATCCTTAGCTAAATCAATCGGTTCATCTTCAAGGAAGTTAAACTTGGTTATTATCTCGGTAAGCATAAGTAAGAATACTCTTTCTTTATATTTATCCTCATCTTCTTTTGATGTTATCATTATTACCATGTTCCCCCTCCTTATCTAGCACTGCCTGGGCTTCCTGAACATCTTCTTCTGTGTATACCTCGCCATCAGACATGAACTTATCGTCTTTACCGTTCCAATCACTAACTATTTTCATTGCTTCTTCTTTATTCATTTCTCCCCCTCCTTATCTAGCACTTGGATTTCAAGTGAAACTATAACATCTTTGTATTCCAAATTATTTACATCTTCTGGTAGATAAATAAAACTATTTCCATAAATATCCGAACTAACAGAAGAAGAAAAAACATAATCCCCCTCAGCTTTTTTGAAGTGCTGGCAGAGATACTTTAACCAGCCCCAAACATAACGAGCATTTAACATTGATTCCCCACAATCTTCAAGTTTATCTCCATCTAGTAAATTAGCTTCAAAATCTTTCTTTAATTCATTTTCCCTAAACGATTCAAAAGAATGTGTGGGGACTTCAATAGATATTATATTCATAGTTGTTTTATCTAAGTCAAATTCTTTAGCTGCTTTATTTAGGTCTTTGAGCAATATATATTCTTCTGCCATTATTTCATCTCCTTAAGTAAATCAATATCGCTTTCAACTTCGTTCCCCCATACATCCCAGCCTTCTTGTTTTTCTCTGGCAAATAATTCTATACGAGGTAAATCACCAAATAATCTTACAATTTCATTTCTTAAATAACTAGGTTTTGAACTATGTCTACCTCTAGGATATATTTGAATTTGTTTTACATTTTTAACCATTCTTTTTGGTGAGCCTTTTTTTGCAAACAAACAAAGTTCTGCATTTCCATTTACCCAATGTCCCATTCCACTATAAATACCTCCTTTTATTTCAACATCTGGCATTGTCCTACCTTCTATTTTTTTTTCAATCAATTCTGCATTAGGGTTTATTTTAATCCAATTAAATAAACAAGTCTTATAATTAAAACCCCACGCTTTTATAAGCTCTAAGCCCTCTTGTAACATTGGCATTGTAACCCACATACAAAGAACACTATCTTTATCAGCAATTTCATTTACTTTAAATCCTTTCATTTCTTTTAATGTGGTTGTTTTATATGTAATTCCTCCCATAGCAGGGTCATTGTTTTTCTTATCTTTATAATCCCAAGCTGGGTCTGCGTATATTATTTTATATTTCTTCATTTCCCATCAACCTCCTTTATGTTTATCCCTCGCCAGCCATACTTTCTTCATTGTTGCTCCTTAATCCATTTTTTCCAAGCTTCTTGTCTTTCTTCTTCATAAGAGCAACTAGCCATTGCTGGAGCTACACTTTTTCCTGGGGCTAAATACCCTGTTTCCTTATAAAATCTTTCAGCTTTTTCCTCAAACAATTCATTTGCAACCCCCATAACTCATTAACCCCCTATGTTTTTAGTTTTGGTTAGAAGCTCTGGATTATCTGACTCGTTTCCAATTATCTCTAAATCATCTTGCCAATTCAAATGATATTCTTCCACCTTCTCGGTTACAAAATCGCTTCCACGCCTAGTGTGATCTTCAAGATAAAAACCAACACCCTCATAGCCGCCCTCAAAAAAATTCCTTCCAAATCTTATGACTGCTCTGCAAACAGAATAATATTTAATAATGTCCCCTTCATAAATCTCTTTGCCATTTTTATCTTTACTACCTATGTATTGCCCTACTGTTTCAAGGTCTACTAATGCCCAGAACCACTCCCACTCATCCACATCACGATCAGGAGTTGCATACTGCCAGTGCCCGTTAATTTTTCCCCTAAATTTTATCTCTCTCATTTCCCATCTACCTCCTTAATGTTTATCCCTCGCCAGCCATACTTTCTTCATTGTGAGGACTCCTTAATCTTTACTTCTATTCCGTTCAATCCCCACTTTAAGCCAATTCCTAAAAAGTAGCCAAGATAAACAAGCCCCACCATCAAAAGAATGGTCATGCCAACAATTTGAATATATTCTATCATTTCAAATCCTCCGCTTTTACCTCAAACTTTTTAATTTCATCTAGGGCAGAATTGAAGCCATCTTCTCTTGCGTCTGTCATATGATGAAAAGTTGGATGCTTAGGCTTTTTCCTCAACCCCTCAAGCTGTTTCTCACTTATTAAATATTGTTTATCTATCATGGTTATTGTTCCTTAACTTTTATAAACTCGACAATCTCAGACAACACCTTTAATGTTTTTTTGTCTAGTTTTTCTGCAATATAACAATATTGTATGTTCCTGTCTGATTGTTTTAACATACTATCGTTCAACCCTTCACAAAATCCATTTAATAAATCTGACTGACAATTATCATCGGAACAACCAATATCGAAACCAATTGAACGAGCCATTTTTTCTACTGAACTAATTATTCTACTCATATCATCCCCCTATGTTTTTAATAAACTAATCCCATATTTTAATATTTTTAACTGCATTTTTTTCCTCCTCGCACCCCACGCACTCGCCGCACTCCTCGCACCCCACGCCGCACTCTCCGCACTCGCCGCACTCG